AAACACCCCGCCTACTCGAAATCACCGCAGGTCACCACCGTGACGCCTAGCTAGCAAACTTGGGTCAGGCTTGGCTCTTGGTCTTATGGCAGACGCCATAGGTGCAGCGACGGGTAGCAAGTATGGGATGTATCAGTTTGCTGGTGGTCCTGTCGCTGGCGATGTGGCAGACAGCTTTGAGGCTATTACCGAGGGCGCGCAAGGTAATTTCGACCCCTCAAAAAGAAAATAGCCAAGACCGTCCCATTTGTCGGAACGGGCTTGGCTAAGAGAGTCGGAGCGCCTACGAGGAAGAATCCCTTTGGCCTCGGGAACGTGGAGACTCCTCGGAACTTTGGTCTGCCTCGACGATAGAGATATCGAACCAGAGCTTCGCAGTTTCGACATGGGTTATTGCGATCGCAAGGCCTCGATGCTCGACTTCTGCCGAGGTACTCTGAATGTCGCGCAGGTCTGAGATGAGCTGCTGACATTGTTTCTGAATCTTCTCAATTCTTTGGTCCTTCATGTGCCTTCCTCTTCCATTCTTCGAGCTGTTTGACGTAACCTGGAGTTAACTTATAGAAAATATGCCCGCCTCTAGTCTCTGCTGTCACCGCCTTTGCTTCTGTTAAAGTCTCAATGACTCGATTCAAGACGAATGAATCGACGTCACCAAAGAGCTTCTGTAATACCTTTTGCCTGGTCAGTTCGTAGTCTGGTGCCTTTGCTAGAACATGCAAGACCATCGATTGATGTTGAGAAATCTCCGACTTACCACCTGCACCTTGCAGGATTTTGTCTACGTGAGTAATCAGATTCGAGCACGCTGCAATCGATTGCTCGACGTCTTCAAACTGTAATTCGAGTGTAGCATCCCGTGCAAGCGCGCAACACATCGCTACCTTCTCGACGTGGTTGTGAATTCGTTGAACCGTTCCAGTTCTATCCTGAGCATCTCGACGACGTAGTTCGTAGTACCAATCGTCGTAGGTTCCTTTTGCTTGTCTAGAATACTGGAATTGCCCCTTGACCTTAGAGATTTCGACAAGATGCTCAGCCGCGATAAGCGGGTCGAACTTGAGCTTCGGTGCCTCAGTTAGCGGATTGATATGACCCCGCTGTTCCTCGTAGACCATCAAGGTGCGCCCCAAAAAGCCACCCTCAATGTCCTTCGCATGAATGACGTCTCTAAAGTGCGCGGGTGAGCTAGCTCCGAGCATAGTCAGACAGACGTTCTTCAGCGTATCGATTCCTGCCCCTTTCATGGTGTTCTTCCATGACTGGTTATAGTGCGTGTCGTACAGCTCAGTCAAGACCGACAGCGAGTGAGGGTCTTGAATGACAAAGTTGACAAACTCCCCCGATACCAGAAAGCCTCGGCTATCCGGGATAGGCGGTCTGCCATTACGGGTTGTGATAGTCCCGAGGTCTTTCACTACTGCCTGGATAGAGTTACGCCCTGATATTACTCTGGTAGTATCGACGCATGTAACTAGCTCCTTTGCCAGCCATATCGGCCAGCCCTTGCCGAGTCCAGACTTCCCTAGCAACATTACGAAAAGATTAGGTGACAGCTTGTAGTAGAACTTGTCGAGAAAAACATTACTACTACTTACTGCTGAGATGGCTGCGACTGCTGACCACCAAATCCATTGCTTAGGGGACTCTACCTCAGCCGATGACTCCATGATTGTGTCGAGCCACGACATAGTCGTTCAGGTCCTTATAATTCTTCCGACCTTGGCCTCTGAGGGAATCGAGATGATACCTCTGGGCAAGGTGCAATTGGCAAAATCGATAGGCATCTCCATTGCAGGGACAGCTATCGACAGATACTTATCAACCTCGGTTTCGCGCACCAGTGCTATAAGTGCGTCGTGAGCTTCATTGAAAATGCCAGTCGTATCTGAGAACGCGCCCCACATACGAACGTCATTTGCAGTTTCGTCTCGAATCTTCAGTAAGGCCCGCTTAGTGTTGTCTGTGATTGTCGACTGGGGAATCTGTGCGTAGCCTTCCTTCTCAAGTTCGTGGTCGAAGCGGCCAAAGAACTGACGTCTGCGACCAAAAGGGTTAACCAAGATGCGGTCGTTATCTCTCAACGCCTGCCGCACCTCTGTGTGAAACACACCACGAATGTTCGGGGAGAATTCATGGAACGTGTCGAGAATCTGTCCGGCACGCCACTCCGAAATCTGGATGTCGATATGGAACTTCTTAGCGTCTGTATTCACGATCTCCATCAGACGCTTCTTGCCCATATCATATCCACCAGCGTGCCGAGTAGTTTTTCCCACGAACCGTAGCTCATAGGTGACATGGTCCGGGGAAACTCGGAATATCCATGAGCTAGTCAGCTTGTGCACATCGACCGTATCGAACAGCTTGAGTAGTTCGTAGTCATTGGCAAGCAAAGCTACTACGCGAGCCTCAGCCTGCGAGCTATCAATCTCTACAATGACGTAGCCTGGGTCTGCGATGAACTGACTGCGTAGGTCAGACCCAGTATCGCCGTGCTTCGTCATGGTCTGAAAGGCCAGACCAATCTTGTGCGGGCGCAACGGAGCTTTGAGCAAAGCAGTTGACGATCTCCCCGTCTCAGCCCCGACTATGCGAAACGAAGTTCTCATTCGTCCATCATAGTCTGGACTAGCATTAAGGTAGGTGCCTAGCGTCTTACGCACCCTACGAACTAGCAGAATGTCCGTCAGGATTTGCTTCTGTAGTTCTTCCTTACAATGATTGCCTTGGAGCGCAACGAGCGTATCCTCATCGACACCCTTACGGAAGGGCAGTCCCATGTCGCGATAGAGGAGCGTGCCTACTTGCTTAGGCGAATTGACATTGACTGTATGCCCTACAGCATGGTCGAGTCGCTCTTGATATTCTTTGAGCTGCTCTCGATACTTTTTCTTGAGCGCTTTTTTCCTCTCGGGATCAACAAGTAAGCCAACAGACTCCATGTCACGATAGGCCACATGCAGTCTATTAACGTAGTTGTAATAGAATTCCCGGAGACCGTAGACATCCAGCTCGGCATCTTCGCCTCAAATACCTCGTATGTAATAGCTGCGTCTTTCGCGTTGTAAAGATAAAGCCTGTCGTAGCTGTCCTTCTTCGGATTAAACTCTTTCCCTTCCGTTTTATAGTATGGCTCCTCAGTCCAGATGGACGCTAAGAAAGCCAGTCCTAACGGGAACTCAGGATACAATGTATGAGCCATCAACATCGTATCAGCGTAGAGATTCGCTGGACGAAAGCAACATGGGGAACGCAGCTTCTGGTCGTCGAACTTGAAATTCTGCCCAATGAGCTGGAATCTTGGATCGTCAAGAACCTTCCCAACGAACTGCCACATCTGGACCAGTTCATGGGGCGGCACCCACTCGCGCTGCTTCTCATCTACCAAATTCAACAACGGAATGGAGATAGCATGAAAGCGACTGAAGGCTAGAGACACGCAGACAGGAATACACTTGACCGTCTCGATGTCAACCGCCACCTTCCACTTGCCGTCATACTGGCGTATGAATCGAAAGACGTCGAGAGAATTCCTAGCTACCGTCAAGGTCCGAGATGGCACTAGGTAGTCCGGAAATTGAGCTTGGCGCAATGCCTTCTCAAAGTCCAGTATTACATAGGCGCGCGCCGCGTAGTCAGCTACCTCACCACCTGCTTGACGTAGTAAGTGCGCGGGGTGGTAAGTCGAGATAACCTTCTGCTTACCGTCTGTAGACCTGAGAACTGAGCCACGGAACACCTTGATGCCCGTCTTACCTGTCAGAGCTTGGAGAGCGGTGTTGCCAAGCGCGAGGACAGCATTGGGTCTAACGACCGCAAGTTCTTCGTGCAGGTCAGTGACTGATTGAGCTAGAGATACACCTATCTCGTTCAGACGCTGTAGGTCGTTTTCTGGTGGGCGGAATTTGACGACGTTGGTTATGTAACAGTCATTGCGATGGATTCCTGCCGTCGTTACAAAGGGAAGTGAGGAGTTCTCCTGCTGCTCCGACAAACGCGCGCCCAGCTAGATTCTCCTCATAACCCGGTGCCTCACCTACGATTGCGAGTTTGGCACCGATGGGACCTGAGCCGGGGACTTCATTTGGCTTTCCATTTGTTCCTACGGTCCTTCCGCATCGACATCCAGAGAACCATGATGACGCACAGGTCGCGCTCCGTGTCCTCTATTGACTCGTTCTTGACCTCCTTGCCGTTGTTCTCGATATTGGCAAGACGGTATATCTTCTCGCCTATCCGACCCAAGAATCCTGAGTCGTCAGGGTCATTGAATACCTTGGACATCTGACCGGCGAATCGGTAGTTTGCAAACGGGTCCTCGTCTGATGCGTAGTCATGGGACTTGAGCTTGTGCAGCTCACCAGCTTCCTTGAGTAGCTCGTAGAATGTCTTGCTTGCCATTGACTTCCTCCTAGTCTTGGTCGACATCGTCAATTCTTCGGAACTCAACTCGGATATTGTATTTGGTTGCGATGTCGATTCCGGCTCGCATACCTGCGGTGACTCCGTAATCTTCGTAGACCACGACCTTGTCAGCGCAGACATACCATGCCTGCCCTGCTCGCATACCAAGTTCTCGATCCCCTTTAGACAGTTCGTCCAAGATGCCGGGTTGGTCAAAGAGTAAGTGTGATGCATATGGGGCCTCGCCCCTACTAAGAGAATCCTTCATAGCTCGGCGGGCGTAGTCCTTGTTGAACTCGATGGCCGCACGAGTGACTGCTGACAACGGTGACTCGATAATGACTCGGAGCATTACGCCTCCTTGACTTTGTCGTCTGGAAAAAGAATCTTCTTCGCTTCGATACACTCCGGACATACGCACACGGCGCGCACGATGGTGTCGGAAGGAAGCTCGGTTGAAACTGACTTGTGACAGAACCAGCACCAGAGTCTCATTACTCCTCCTTGATTCCAAGACGTTTGCATCCTTTGGAATATGATTCCTGGTCTCTGTCGATGGCAATGAAAGGCCGCTTCATCTGCTTGGCAGCGTCAGCGACTACGAAAGAACCTGCGAATGGATCGATGACTGCGTTACCCTCATGGCTGCACTCATCGATTAGCTTCTTCATGAGCTCGACTGGCTTCTCGTTGGGGTGAATGAGCTTGACTGGTGGGACTGCGTCGACGTCGAAGAACGAAGTGTCCTGGACCGAACTCTTGAGAACAGGGTTGCCCTTGACTGCGAGCAGGATGAACTCGAAGTCTCGACCATGTTCCCATGCTGTGACGCCTCTTCTCGATAGCGATTTCAGCTTGCGCCAAAACAGAGGAGTCTTCGCTACTCGGAAGCCAATCTTCTCAAGTTCGCCTGTGACCTTTCGCACCTCATTAGGATTCTCGGGGTCAGGCTCGGTCCTACCACCATACCAGTGGTAATCATCCATACCGGCGAACATGTAGAGAAATGAGTCATACCGCATGACACGGTAGAGCTCGCGAAACACTGGGAGGGTTCGCTCATCCAGTCGGAGGGTAGGGTCAAAGAATCGGAGCCAAGGAGGGTCGGTGACACAGACATGGAAGATGTTATCCGGTAGATGCTTGAGCGCCACGGCAGAATCAGCACAGAATACCTGATTCATCTTGATGGGGAACCCACCTGCCCCTGCCATCTCCTCATTGTCCATTCGCTTGGCTGTGATCTGGACCAGACGCATCGCGGTGCGCTTGTCCTTGACCTTCGACAGCGACGGGTCTTGCCTGACGGCGCGCGCGAGCTGAAGGTCTTGAGACGTCTTACCGAGAGCCTGCTGAAGTGCAGCGGCTGTGTCGCGCACCGACCAGCCAACCTTCTGATGTCCACCACCCTGCTCGGGAGGCTTGCCATGAATCAGCTGCTTGAGCAGGTGCAGCCTCTCGACCATCATCACCGACTCGAACCACTTCAGATTGTAGCGCCGCAGGTTCTCGTGGAGTGCAATCTCTTCCTGCTGGTTGTCGCTCAGCCCCTCGTGGACTGATACTTCGATCTCAGACCAACCTAACTGCCTTGCTGCGTGCAGACGTTTCCTTCCTGTGATCAAAGCGAAAGAGCCGTTCATTCGGTGAACAGCTACCGGATGCAATTGACCCTGCTCCTTCAGAGACTCAGCGAGATTTGCAATCTCCTCAGGATCAAGAACTTCTTCTTTGGTTTGGATTTCGTCGATGCCTAGCTTCATCGTCGTCCTCTCAGCTTCTTCGTCTTGTCACCCCGATGAATGAGCTGCCGCCGTTCTGCCTCATCGAGCAAAGCGTCGTAGGCTTCGGGCCAGGCAGCATAGAACGAGACGACGCCCTCTGATACCTCAGCAAGGTCATTCATGCCCAAGCTGACCAGATTGTTCATACGGCTTCGCTCGATCAGATGAATCGTATTGAGAAGATGCGGAGTCGCCATCTCGCGCGGCTCAATCTCAAAACCTTCTTTCGTCACCCACTTCATGATTGCTCCTTAGAAAGACGCTCGCTGGATGTACATCTAAGCCTGGTCCGACGTAGGGACCGCCATAGCTACCCTAGTTATTCCGAGCGTATTACCTAGCATCCAGCGTTACGACTACTTCAGGTTCTTGGCGAGGTCGTCGTCCGACGGCTCGTCCGGCGAGTCTTCCGCTTCCTCGTCGTCCCTCGTCACCCTCGAACGCTTCGTCGTCCTCGTCATCGACCTGGATCGTCCTGAAGCTCGGGAACTTCCTTCTCCAGTTCCTTCACTTCCTCTTCCATTTTCTTTTGTTCCGACATGCGACCTCCTGCAAAGTGACTGTGTAGAAAGCTGATGAAACGACCGTCCGGAGGTCGGTAAACCCCCGGACGGTATGGGAAACTAGCCGATGGGACGAAAGTCGGCTACTCGTTCTGCATCCGTCCCTCGTACTCACGATTCTTCACGTAGACCATGAGCTTCTTGCCGATGGGGAAGTTCGGATCAATCTCCGCACCTTCCTTCTCGACCTTCTGTCCGCACGCCTCGACGAAGGGAACTGCGAATCCCATCGCCTTCTCGTTGAACAGCCTGTAGACGATGACGCCCTGAAGCTCCTTGCCGTCCTTGTTCTTTCCGGCAAGAATCTCCAGCTTGTAGTTCCAGTTCGTCGAGCCGTCGCCCTTGGAAGGCTTGACCTCGACCGACTTGACGACGACTGGATACCAGTTCGGGTCAAGGATGATCCCACGCTTGAGATCATCGGCGGTGATTCGCATCTTCTGGCCTTGTGCCATAACACTCTCCTAGATTGGTAAGTCAGGGTTGATCAGTCAGGTTAGTTAGTCAGGTCACTCTCCTTGGTTAGCCGAAATTCTCTGGAACCTCTATCGCGTTGTTGGTCGCGTGATAGAGTCCAATCTGCTCTCGAATGATGGGCAGGAGCAGTCCATGCCTGCGAGCAAAGTGAGGATTCACGTTGCCTGCATCATCCTTCGGGTAAGCAGTAAAGTCGATTTCATCTGCAATCGGAAGAGCCGTCTTAGCCCAGTCGTCCCAACGTTGCGCGTGATGATTCGATACTGCGGTCTGCCGGTCGGTCCGACTGCGGTATCGAAGTGGTAAGCCTCGTCAAAGTAGGCAGGAATCTCCGCGACTGTCTTCTTCGCTCCGCTATTAACCAGCGTCCTCGAGTAGGAGATGTTACCCTCTCGGCTCTTGTTCGTCACATCGAGAACGTGGGCCGTCATGATGACGTGACACTTCGTTCCGTTTCCTGAGATGACCCTCAAAGCGTCGACCACCTGGTTGATGCCGTTGGCTTCGCCGGAGTAGTCTTCGATTTGCGTGAGCGCGACGCCGCCTCTCTTCAGCTTTTGCTTCCCGGCTTCGCCGCGAGCAATAAGCATGAGCGAGATGAGCATACGCGACAATGCAGTGAGCGAGTCCATGCACAATCCAGCGTAGGGATTGTATGAAATTAGTCCATCGAGTTTGTTGCACAGCTCGCCCCAGCAGGTCTCACCTGTGTATGTGTCAAACTTGATGTGGTCCCGATACTTCCTCAATTCGGGGTGATTGAAGTGGTAAGACCAGAGGACGAATCCGCTGGTCTAAGTCAAAGAAGTAAATGTCTTCAGTCCCTTCCGAGAAGGAAGCGGCTGCGATAGTCTTTCCAGTCCCAGGGTCGCCTTTGAAAATCGCAGTCAATTTATCCCCGATAGCAATGCGTCAAGTCCGCTTGCCATTTTTGTCCTTCCTTTTAAGCATATTAACGCACTCTCTACATGAACGATGACCGTATCTTACGATCAGATTGCTACCTGAGTAGGCATGACCTCTAGGACAATGCGTCTTTGCAGCCTGATCCTTAGCTCTTTGCCATCCAGTCGTTCTTCCCTTTTTTGCTGCGTCTCTTGCATTTTGTCCGCGAGTGCCTTCCCACAAATGCTTTGGCTCAATACAATTGGGAGTGTCACAAGCATGACAACACTCGTAACCCTCTCGTATTGGACGACCTAGCTTTTCTTCCAATACAAGACGTGTTAATTTCTGAGACCGACCATCACGCCATACAATTGGATATCCCGCCTCATTTAGAGACTTTGTTACCAGCTTGCAAGGCGTGGTGGTCACTAGGAACCCCCTCGACTCTGGAAGTTCGAGCCCCACGGACGATACGCATTGTCTGTGGCGCGCTCCAATGCGATGATCTTGCTTTCGAGAACCTCGACCTTCTCGATAAGTTTCTTGACCAGATCGAGGATAGCTTGATCATTCTTCATGCTACCCTCGCTGACCTCCTTGATTGCTTGCGCTACTGGGTCCATCCTAGCTCCCTATGGCATGACGGTCGGAATGTTCAACGGTGGAAGTGTGAAGGTCTCTTCCTCCTTCTTCCTCTTCGTGCAGGACTTGCAATGGGGCTTCGCGAGAATACCGTTGCTGTCACGGTAGATAAGCGTCACCTTCTCGCAAACCCAGCAGATAGTCTTCTTGCCTACGATCCTGTCCTCGAACAGATAATGTGTGCAATCTGGAAGCGCGCACTCGTAGACACGACGACTATACGGACCCTTCCCTAGCCTCCCTCTCTTATACTTGTGGACGTGTTTGAAGCTCGGCATCTTAGACTCCTAATTTCGAGTAGTCCCTGGTGTGTGGACTCCAAGGCTCAGCTACCCGATACTTCGATTCGATTGCGTATTCTCTTGCCTCCGGTATCTTGGTGCAGATGGGCATGAAGATGCAGCCAGAGTATTTGTCACACGACGTGTAGTTGGGCGGCCAGACATCATTCTCAAGGTAGAAAGCGTAGACCTTGAGCCAATAGGTAGCCCAGTATTGCCATTCAGCAATCCTTCCCTCGGGATAACTGAGGACAATTCGTTGGAATCTCTCCTTGGCAGGGAGTGTTTTCTGAAAGCCAATACGATTGACAATCAACCTCGGAGTATCGAGCGCCCAACAGTAGCCCATGAATTGATTGCTAAGGTCTGAGACATCAGAGCGACGCGACGCCGTCTTGTGGTCTCCGACGAACACCCCCATCGGGGAGTCAGCAACCAAGTCCACGATGCCCTCGTAGAGAATGACTAGGTTTCTCATCCTCGTAGAGCTTCGTGAGAACGATTGCTCGATCTCCAGAGGAATCCACCCGTCACCTGCGAAGTGAATGGGCATACTCTCGAAACTGCTTCAGACATTCGTTCCGATACTCAGGTTCGAGGTCCATGTCGAAAGACTGCGAGCCGCCCTATCTCGACGCAGGTTTCGACCAGCTTCGTTGATCGGCATCCCGATAAACTTCGCGTAGGGATGCGGCATCTCCTTCCCGTCAATCGTGACGGTCAGGTGATGAGGTTTCGGATTCAGGATGCGCCCGTAGTAGATACGGATGGCAGCATCCGATGCATCAAGTCACCGCGCTCTAAGAGCCTCGGCTTTCTTGTGCGGCCGTAGATTCAGGCCAAACTCCAGATTCACCTTACGACCGCACGATGCGACCGTATTGAGAATCTGTGAGTCAGCTACTAAGGTCTTTTTGCTCATTGGTATTTGTCTTAACGTCCTTTAGCTTACTGACGTCCTGTGGATTCACCCAGAGATATTGCTCTTTACGCAGGTCGATGAACCTCGGGACGACCATCTCCACTCTCACGACGTATCCCGTCTGCGTCTTGTATTCGTTCTCCCTGAGAATCTCCCAGCTTCTCGCCTCTGCAATCACCCTCAGATAGTCGACGCCGTTCTGAAAGTGGTGAAGATAGTGAATGTCTCAAGCTCCCTCGTATTGGGCTTGCGAATGGTCAGCAATGCAAGGGTCTCTTTGCTTCCATGCTAAACTCCTGTATGTCCGCAGCTATCGCAAACGACTTGAGTTCCATGCCACGGAGCAGTTTGGACAATTGGAACCTCTTGCTTTGGGCTTGCGACGGTTTTGCTCGTCTTTTCCCTGGCGCGCACCTTCTCATGTAGACTGCCCCAACCCGATAGAACATCTCGTTGTTATCTACTTCAGCGACTAGCACTCTGATGTCTGCTTCACTATAGCGTTTGTTCAGGCGCATCATCTTCGTCAGCCACCATGCGCGCGCTCAGACCACGCGCAAAGTGGATATGATGGCAGCAGACAAAAGCCTTGATGCCCATGCTCTGATCTGGGTCCAGAGATTAGACCTGCCGGGTAGACCATCGTCCTGTCCTCTGGCTTCAGATTGCAGCCTGGACAGCACGATTGACTACGCCGATCTCAGTGCAGGTCAGGATGAACACTACTTGACCAACCTCAGTGGCTTGATGTGCCCATGTCTGGTCATCACACGGACCTTCTTCGTGATCTTGTAGGTCGGGCAGATAATGCCGAAGTACTCAATGACCATCTGCTCCATGACCCAGGAGACTGATTGCCGCTCCGAGTGGGCAATCACCTTGAGCGCGCGCTTGACTGCCGGAGGAAGACCACCCGTGTTGCTGATGCGCTTCTCTCCGTTCGCCAGCCGTGGCGCAATCGTCTTTTTCCACTTTTTAGCTGCCATGTTTTTTTCTCAAGCTCCTCAATAATCTCTAGAAGTAACGCGATGATGACCTTGTTCTTGGTGTTTGCGATTGCAGATCGAATTCGTGCAATCAGAGTCACCTTGACTTCGTCTTCGTCCATGTCAGTGTGTCTTGACTGGTGCTGCCTTCTTTGTTCGTCCTGTCGATGTAGCTCAGCGCCGCAGTAAGGAGGTCCCACGACGTGCGACTGATGACCCACTCCGAACCCTCCAGGTGAGTCTCGGTGAGTCGATACTTCTTGTCTGCTGCAACGTACATCAGTGACCAGCGATAGTCACCCTGAGTCATCATGCGCATCTCCTCCCTGTAGCGCTCCACGACGCAGACCCACGCCTCAAGTTCGATAGCCCACATCGCAGCCTCGGCGTCATTGCCTCTGGAGTGAGCCTCCTTGCCAGCTTGAAAAGCGTTGACCATGACGTGCTGAGTGTGACTGACGAAGTCACCCTGGTCGAGCTGCTTGACGGTCTTCAGGTTGCGCTCGATGAGTCTTGTCAGAATCTCCTGTCTCATTGAAGCTTCCATCCCTTGAGTCCTTTCGCAAAGAGAATGTCGGCCAGCTCTTTCATCAAGCCTTGTTCGTCGTAATTGAACTCAGCGCTCTTACCACTGTAGGCCTCATGAGTGATCATGCGCTTCTTCTCGACCAGGTCCGAAAGGTATTCGTCAATAGTTCCGATCGCCACCTGGTAGACTGCGTTGATGATGCTCGCTGCGGAACCGATACGGCGGAACCTCGCTTCGGCCTGCTCCTCGTTGGCAGGATTCCACTGGCGCTCCATCACAATGCAATCTGAGCAAAACTGCAAGTTCAAGCCTTCGCCAGAGGCAAGCGTTGACGCAATCATGACCCTCGCGCTAGCGTCGTCTTTGAATTTCATTACGACTTCGTGGCGCGCTTCGGGAGTCAAGTCCGACGTCAAGCTGATCGGCATCGTGAGGCCCATCGCCTGGCACACTGTCGAAAGCAGCTCCTCAACCTTGCCGTGGACGTCCTTGTGATGTAGGAAGATTACGATCTTGCGCTCGTTCTGAGTGAGGAAGTCTGTCACGTAGTCCACGACAGGCTCAACCTTGGCCAAGCCAGTCAAGTGCTTCATGTGCGTCATGTATTCCAAGATGCCGCCTGAGCCAAAGGTCTTCATGTCGCCTTTGGCGTAGCGCTCTTGAAAGTCCTTGAGCAGCTTCTCGTAGCGTTCCTCGACGTCTGCGCCAAGTTCGGCGTATCGGAACGTCCGATTCAGGCTTGGCATATCTGGCATGACTTCCTCGACCGTGCGCCTGATGATGAAGTCCTTCGTCTTTTCAGCGAAGTACTCAGGGTCCTTCAGACCACCAGCCTTCGCTCCCCAACCGTTGTTATACATCTGCACGTAATTGTTCTGGAATCCACGGTAGGAATTGAAACGCTCCGGCTTGAGGATGTTCAGGATCGTGAAGTATTCCTCGGCGTTGTTCTTGATCGGCGTGCCACTCAGACCCAGCACGTAAGGAGAGTAGGCTGCAATCTTGCGAACCAGAGCCGTCCGTTGCGCGCTCGGGTTCTTGATGTTCTGCGTTTCGTCGATGATGACGCAGTCGAAACGCCCCTTCATGAAGTCTTCGTCCTGTGCCCAAGCACAGCGACGCAGCATATCGAACGAAATGATGACGATGTTGAAGCCAAACTCCGTGAGTGGCTTCTGATTCTTGTTCTCGATGACCTGATTCATTCCAAGCTCAGGCCCGAGGAAGCGATACGCCTCATGTGACCACTGATACTTGAGCGTTGACTTCGTGATGACCAGAGTCTTCTTCGCCTTCTCCCTCATGCGCCAGAGAAAAGCGAGAGCCTGCACCGTCTTGCCCAGGCCCATCTCGTCGGCAATGAGGCATCGACCATTCGCTTCGATAGCGAACGCCGAGCCTTTCTTCTGGAATTCGTAAAGCTGCCTGCCATCAACAGACTTGAACAAATCCCAGGATTCTTCCGTCGCCTCGACATGGACGAGAGCGTCCATCAAGGTCGTGTGACCGCAATCGAAGGTGATCGACCAGTAGTTACCTAGTCGATATCGTTTGGTCTCCGTCGCCAGCTTTTTGCAATACTCGCATCTGTAGCGAGCCTGCGTCTGGCCTTTCAGCGCAACAACACTCATGATAAGTAATCTCCCGCGACATCTTTTACGTGCGTCGCGCGCACGAGCGCTCTACGCTCTCTCGAACATCCCGTCTTGAATGGGCTTGAATCTGTCGTCAAGCTGGTTACCGACGAGCACCAGTGCGTCAAATACGCTGATGTTGCGCGGCTGATCAATGAGAACGAACGAAATCAGTCCAATAAACAGGACTGGGTGAGTGCTGCGAACATCGATATACATTCTGTCAATTCCTTTCGTCATGGTATCGGTTCCGAGCTAACACTTGAGCATAGCATCGATCGGTGCGGAAGTCAAGTGTGTAAAAATTACACTGTGCTGTTCATCCGGTGAACAGCTGACTACCTTGCCTCGGTCCAGACCATGCGATGAATCTTGTCCCAGTCTACGGTGCAGTCCGTCTTGAGCCTGGAAGTGAGCATCTCACCAGTCACGTCTGATACGTGGACGAGGAGCGCGCCGTAGGAGTAGAGCGTGTAGAATTGAAACTTCGTGATGAAAAGAGTCATTGTCTGTCTCGAATCTCCTGATAAATCTGCATCACACCACGCTGGACTATGCTTAGGCAGATACCAGTAGCGTGCAATGGCGAAGCCATGACGAATTGCTTGACGACGTTGAGTAGCGCGATTAAGACGAGAGTCGGGTCTTCCTGTTTGTTGTTCAATATCGGCACCAGGGTCATCCAGATTCCAGTTTCGATCTGGGTCACCTTGACGTCGAGCGCGAGTCCCTTCATGTCGTCAAGGAACTCGCGCTCTTGAGTGGTCTGTGGCTCGTCGTTCTCGGGCATTGCTATGACTTCTTCCCATCGAATTGAGTAACTCGACCACTTGCTCTCTCGTCGGTGTCAGTCCCGTCTTTGAATTAGGGACCAACATCATTTTCTTGATCAGACTCTCGTAGGCCGCATTTCCAGGCGCTACGTCTTGCTTTGGCTTCGTCGCTGTTGGCTTACTGACCTTGAGCGTTCCGTCTGAGTTGACCCTGGGGCGCGCCTTGGCCCGGTATTGTCTGTCTTTTTCGCGCAAGGCCTCGCGATCTTCTTTTTTTCAGGTCCCTCGACCACTGGTCGTCGATGTCCATCAAGGCCTGAGTCTCGACCTGCAAAACCTTAATCAAGTCTTGCATGTCCGCTATCTTGTATTTGATCTCCTCATGCTTCATTCCAGAGACCACGGTCGAATTGAACTTGTCAAGATACGCTTTCTGAAGGCGCTCGTTGATCGGCGTCGTGCTCGGCGTCACTTCGACTGCATCGCTCTTGGCTGTAGGAAGCGGTGTCCCTGCAATCAATGACTTCGCCATGCAAGTCATGCACATTCCGTTGACCAAGTCGACGTCTTTGGAGTCTGGACAGTATTCGCAGTCTCCCTTCGACCTGACTTCGGCAGTCTTCGTCGTTCCGTTCGTCATTCCGTGGCCTCCGCGGCAATCTGGACCTGAGGCATCCAAAGGCTTTCGCTGTCGAACAGCAGAGCGTCTAGAATCATCGTGAAGCGCGCCTCATGATTTGTCTTACCGTGGCGCAGCATCTCGACTGCGTGGGCGTACTCGTGAAGCACTAGACCCACGCGCAAGTATCCGTAGGGCGCTCTGTGACGTCGTGGGTCGTAGGGCGTCTCTGGCAAGCTGACATATCCTCTCAGCTTACCTGTCTTGGCGTCTTTGATCGCACCGCCCCATCCGCGCGCTGTCCCTTTGCCGTTCCGTGGCGCGCGCAATTTGACTCGTGGCGCCATGATCGTGGTCCGAACAGCTTGTCGTGCATTATGGCAATCAGAAATATGCCATGTCGGGAGTGCAAGGCGTCTGATGGGCTTGACGCAGTCGACCAGGGTTGATCGACTGTGCTGCTACACAATCATACTCGCCTGCGATTTTTGCCATAGTCTAAGTCTCCTACTCTTGAAAGGCCTATTCGTCAGGCCACTTTTTAACGTGTGCTTTAGTCAGCTTCTCGATTCGAGCCAGGGAGTTTTTGTATACCGCTCTCATGGCTTCGGCGTTCGTCTTGCCCCGGTATCCTGACATTGTCAGGTCCTGCTCGCTGGCGCGCTCAATCTCTCTCAGGTAGTCGTAGGTATTGAGCTTCTCTTGCTGTATCGCCGCTCTCAGGACAACCAGGTCTTTCTCCTCGGCTTCGGTTGTCATTTCATCCACTCTCGCAAACTGTAATATGTGACACCATTGTCACGCTCCGTTGTGATCTTACCCCTCAGATTAGGTAGCACTCTGTCTAAATCGAAATGTGTCATGCTACCGTAAGTCTTACGGAGTAAGTCATTGCGCTTCATTCGACCGTAACGGGCTAATGTCTGGATTACCAGTTTTTCGGTAGCAGGCCCGGAAAATCCGTGGCCGACTAGTTCGTCATTAGTGCTCGTCACTTGTCTGTCACCTGCCCCTCTAGTATGTAATTCTTACACTGTAGGGCCGTAAGTTGTTGCGTTTGTTACACTTACGCGCCGTAGGCAGAGTATACCATACCTGCCTGCCAATTGCAACCCACCCTAGCGTATCGAGTCAAAAACTTGACGATCCAAAAAATTGGTCGGTGAAGGTTTTTGTCATGTCTGAAAAAAAAATATATAAAAGGAAGACATCCCCTATACCCTATGTCTGGCGATCGCTGTAAGTGACTGCAAACAAAGGAGTTATCGCCTCATACCCGGTCTCAAATGATACGAATATCATACCAATATCATACTAATCGTTTACTAATCGAGCACTAATCGAGCACTAATCGATCAAGCCCTTTTTCACGTTTTCGGGATTGTCGAAATCGAAAACCTCCGTCAAAAATGGCTTGACAAAACATCCGATGCGGGTCGACCGCTGTGCGCCGCTGTAGGGCGCGCGGTTCGCCCGGTAGGGTAAAGATACCCGATCGGCATTTGATCGCCCCATATTCGATCGTGGGCCGTTCTACGGGGTGTCTGGCGCATATGTGCGGAAAACCGAACGCCTACCGGATTCCGTCGGTGCGCTCCGATCAGACGAAAAAAAGGCACGACCCCATGAAGGAGTCGTGCCTTTGTGTGTCGCGAGCGGTGAGTCTACAGACCCATCGCCTCGATCTTCGCCAGAGCCTCGGCCTCGGAGATGTTGTAGGCTTTGGCGAGGTTCTTCGCGGCTGCCTGCTTCGCCTTATCAGGACCCTCCACGAGAACGGCCAGCTTCTGCGACTCGCGCGACTTCGCGCCGAGGTCGTTGCCGTAGAAAAAGTCCTTCACGAGACACGGACCATCGAAGTCCGGTTCGCCTTCCTCGTCCAGCTTGAACGTGGTCTCGACCCCGTCGCAGATGGCGAGAGCGCCCTTGAGGTTCGTCGGGACAAGCTGGAGGTAATCCTTGCTGTAAGGCTTGGATTCGACGTTGCGCTTCACTTCCTTGATACGCGCAACGATGTCGCCAGCTTCGATCGCTGCCTTGACCGACTCGGTCTGGCGCGCGATCTCGGTCGCGAGGTCGAGGTCTCCGCCCATCTTCGTCGGATCGGAATCTTCGCCTGCGATTTTGCGTAGTGCCATTTTTACACTCCCTGATCTGGTGGGCGCGGCATGCGCCCGAACCGAGATCATTCTACATGATCAGCTTACGGATGTCAACAGTGTAGGAATTACACGGTTGCCCGCAGCGTGGGCGTCGCTATTCAATTGTCAAAGAACCGCAATCCCGAACTAACAGATACATTCTAACATCGCCCGTTGCGTTTGTCAAGTCTCGCGGCCGTCAGGCCCGAACCGCATCAGCAACGAACAAGACCAGTGTAATCGATCACACGCCAGATGTCAACTACCAATATTGTAATCGTTATGATACAATTGCTTGGATATTTTGAATCCAATTTTTTGAACTGGACAGAATGTGATGGCAAGGCGCGCATACTGTCAGATTGCAGTAGACTAGGGCGTATGACCCCCGCAACGGGTCCCATTTCGCCCGGGATTCCGAAGACGTCCGCAATCCGTTTGTTTTCCGTTTATATGTTGGGTCCCATATCAAAGGGTCCCATGACAACACCGTAGGAGAAAATAGGGTAGCTGCCCAAATGACCTGCCGTTCACCCAATGAACAGCTGATTCCTTAGCAAAGTCGCACGATTTGACTCGAAAACCGTTTCGTGTTACGATCACGCGCGCACGCGATAAAGACCAACAGGTGCTCAAAAATTCGGACCTGAACATGGGATTCATCACGGAAGAAGAGGCACGGCGCAGATTGACGTCTGGGGATAATCTCTTAAACCGCTTGCCTCGTGCTGGTTCCAATCCGTACAAGGACCCGGAAGCGGAGATTGTCCCTGGACTTGAATCTGCTGCCGAGGAATTTGCCGAACCTGAGCCTACCGAATTCGATGATGCCAAGGATGATGATCCCGATGTCCTTGACGCTGTCGACGAAGCCCTAGCTCGCGCAAGGACAATCTCCTCTTCAAATGACCCAGTTCGGATAGCAGTCCTCGCCGCCAGGCGAACGCTTCCTCCGAAGCAACGTGGTGGTCGCTATCCCGGACAAGTCGCTACTCCTGCTGAATTTCGCGCACTGATCGGAGCTGCCGCTCGTCTTGGTAACACCAGACAAGTAGCAGAAGCCACCGGCTTGGGTATGCTCGCCGTTCATAACTACAAGAACGGTAAGACATGTAACGCCGCTGAACCCAACCCTTCGATGTTGCAACAAATCGAGGAGAAGACGCTCGGCATCAGGGATCAAGTTCTAGGAATCCTGTCCTATACGGTTGCGGGTATTACTCCAGAGTCATTGGAAAACAAGGACCCAAAAGAGCTCTCGATTATTGCCCGCAACCTTTCCTCCATCATGTCGTCTACCAAACCCCCAGCGGACTTCGGAGACAAGACGACAAACGCTCAGGTCATTGTCTTTTCACCAGAACAAGAGAAGGAAGACGCATACGACACGGTCGAGGCTGGTTAGCCAACCCCTCCGAAGTATGCCGTGCTGTTCCGAAGTGAGATTGAATTATGCGTGGATTCGTACGAAAGCTCTTCAGTGAAAAAGGATTCGCCTTCGTCGAGGGCGAGGACGAACGAGACTACTTCCTGCACTGGTCGAAAGTTTCGCGCGCCTCTGTTCCGTTTCGGAACATTAAAGAGGGCGACAAAGTAACTTTCGATCACGAAGAAGGTGACCAGGGTCCGAAGGCCCTCAACGTGGTTGTCATAAGACAGCCAATGGAGAATCCCAATGAGTCCAGTCGAAGCACCGCAGAAGCCTGACACGAAAGACCAGAAAGACCGCGAAGCAACGATGCGCGGCGACAAAGCCGAGCAGAATCGTCGGGAGAACTTCCTCCAACAGGAGAAGGTTCACCTCGGCCCCGGAGTTCTGATCGTCAAGACGAAGCAAGGCGAACTGCTCGCAGAGCCGGGCATGATCGTCCTCTACGTCAACGGCGAGCCCGGAGTTCTGTCGCAGGAGGTCTACGAGCATCTCGGTGGCGACTACGCCAAGCTGCTCCGAACGACCTACCTCGAAGGCGCAATCGCGCGCCGCAGAGATGATGGTCTGCCGGAGCTGACCAAGGAAGAGCTCGCAGAAGTCGAAAAGAACTACGACGAGACGCAGGGCGAGAAGACGAAGGCAGCCGCCGACAAGAAGGAGCGCGCCGAGAAGGCCAAGGAAAAGCCGGCCGTCTGGGCTTCAAGCAAGAACGCGCCCCCGACAGCGACTCCCACAGAAACGGGAACGATTGCTCCGAATCCCGACCTTCCTGCTCCTCCGGATTTCGACTTCCCGGTTCAACGCAAGGATGGAAAAGTCGAACCCCAGGAGTCTGGCACTCCGCCGCGCACGGTTACGACGCCTCAGACCGCCAAGCCTGTCCCTCCGGGATCGAACGTGCCCGGTGACAAGGCAGCTCTTCCAACCGAGAAGAAGTAGTCAATTCCAATTCGAGATCAAGTCTCCCCAATAACCTCGCAACTCAATGGAGCGCGCCACAATGAAGAAGATAGTCCTAGCCCTCTCGATGTTGCTGTTTGCATCAGCCGCGCACGCATCAACATTCCTTCAGTTCAATCAGGTCAATTTCAACGACCCGTGGCTCATCACGGAGTCGGGCGGCGTCACGACTTCAATCGTGGCAATCGACGTCCCAGTGAATGTGACGTTCGACCCCGCCTTTTGCACTGAGCCGACCTGCGGTGGCGCAACGAACGGTGTCTATACTCTGAACTTCAACGCGACCAATACCTCTACAGCGACGAATTCTGGTGGGATCATCACGCAGAATTACGCCGGTCAGATATCGTTTACTCAGGGCGCGCTCAACCTTCTGACGGTCAATTTCGCTGATGAAGTTCTCGGTTCCGCAGGTGGCAGCAATCCGACACTCAACGCCTCACAGCCACCCGATACCTTCACTGGCACATCGGATGTTTTCGATCCGCTGCGCCTTGGTATCCCGAGGGGATTTTCGCTCTCCTTTAGCGACTGGTTGCCTGGGCTATCCATTACCGGAACAACGATCAGTTCAGCCGACGCCGATGCGACAGGCACATTCAACGCGTCATTGGTTGAGGTCTCCGAAGTTCCTGAGCCGGCGAGTCTGATTCTTCTCGGATCGGGTCTCGCTGCTCTTGCAGCACGTCGACGCAAACAGCAATAGTCAAGCATAGAAAGAGAGTAGTCAGAGATATGTCAAGACTCGCACTAATCACCTACCTCGACGGTCGGGATGTCGATCCCGGCTACGGTGTCCCAGCTCCGCCGAACTATCCCTCGCAGGGACTTCCGGGCGGCGGTGGCCATCCTTCTCAGGGATTGCCGGGACTTCCTCCGGGCGCTGTCACTCTTCCGGTCTTTCCGTGGGACCCGACGATTGACAACAGTCTGCCCGGCGGTGGTGGACATCCCAGTCAGGGACTTCCTGGATCAGGCGGTCGACCGGATCAGTCGTTGCCTGGATCGGGTGGTCGTCCGGACCAGTCGCTTCCTGGCTCTGGCGCACAGCCGGATCAGGGCTTGCCGCGTCCTGGTCGCAAGTACGTCGTCAAGTGGCTCGCTTGCGTCGGCCTGATTCTCGTGCCGGACAACAGCTTGCCAGGTCAGGGCGGTTCCATCGACAACGAACTTCCCGAGACGCCGGAACCGAAGTAAGTCAAGGAGGGTCATTCAGTTAGGCCCGAGATAACGCAAGGGTCGACTGCATGCTGGGGAGTCTGCTGGGCTGGATGACCCTCCCACGTTTTGAGGTGATTATGCCGACATTCTCAATTCCAATCGGTGTTCCGACGGTGCTGGCGACGAATCAAGTTTACGCGTTGCCACTTTCACCTAAGGTCTCGGTCTATTCCGACGCAGCAGCGACGTTGGAGCAAGCCAACGACTTTACCTTCGCTGCGAAACAGGCTGTTGTCTTCGCTGCTGGAGTGGCGCCCTCTTAACGCCGCCTTCATTCGTGCAACGGCAGGAACTCCCACGATCATTCTCAAGAGGGGTTAATGAAACTTCTTCCTCTTCTTCTCCTGCTCTTTGTCGCGGGTTGTGATCAAAATATCGACGTAATTCTACCGACCGATCCTACTCCGGTAGTCGTATCTAATACGTTCGAGTTTCGAGTAACTGGAAATGCTCAACAAGTTCGTATTAGATACAGCAATCCGGTCGATGGCACAAGTCAGGTTTCATCGGCTTTGCCATTCTTCACGTCGTTTCGATCTGATCGGGACTACGTGTTTCTTTCACTAGACGTCACACCGCTCAATTTTCCATTTAGTGTGACGCAACCTTTTATCTCTGCTCAGATTCTCGTGAACGGCGAAGTATTCGGGCAAGCATCATCGACCGAGTTTCTGGAAACCGTTTCAATCAGTGGAACCTGGAGGAGATAATGCTTTACTTTCTACTTTGGCTCTGCGTGCTCGGTGCGGTAGCTTGGTATGTCGATGCTTACATACCAATGACCCCGATGATCAAGGGGCTATTCAGACTGGTTGTAATCATCATCGTCCTTGTCCTCTTGTTCCAAATCCTCAGTAACTTTGCGCCACCGTCGATGAGGTGACTATGCCTGCAAAGAGCGCCGCACAATATCGTTTCATGCAAGCTGCCGCGCACGGCGGACTGAAGGGGCCACAGGATATCTCGTCTGCTGTTGCCAAGGAGTTCATCAAGAAGACTCCTCCGAAGCAGCGTAAGATGTTTGCGAAGCAGTAATGCCCTTTCAGACAATCGACGATACGAAAGTCTGGGAGCCTAGCAAGCGCCAGACAGATTTCATTCGTATCCCTGATACGATTTTCGAGGCGCTCTACGGCGGCGCAGCAGGCGGAGGTAAGTCAGAGATTCTCTTGATGCTCCCCATAGCTAGGGGTTGGTATCAAAATGCGGGATTCAAAGGCATCATCTTTCGACGAACTTTTCCCGAACTCGAAGAATCTCTCATTCCCCGTTCAAGAGATATTTACCCTTTATTCGGTGCAACTTATAACGATACAAAACATCGATGGACTTTTCCTTCAGGTGCTTGGATTCAGTTCTCGTATATGGTTCGGTCCGAGGACGCGCGCTCGCACGATACGGCAGAATATAACTACATTGCATTCGACGAATTAACGGCGTTCGAGGAATTCCAGTATGTTTATCTTACGTCACGTTGCAGAACCGCAGACGAAGGTCTTCCTGCTGTCGTGCGTGGCGCTACTAATCCTGGGAATGTTGGACATTCTTGGGTAAGAAAGAGGTTCGTCGAGCCAGCTAAGAACGGATACGCCAAGATTTTTGATCGGGCTGCTAAAAGCTATCGCATATTCATACCTGCGAAGCTGACTGACAACCCGTTCTTGATGAAGGCGGACCCTAACTACATTAACCGCCTCCGACTTCTGCCAACAGCAGAGCAGAAGACGAAGCTCGAAGGCGATTGGTGGGTATTTACTGGTCAGGTTTTCGACGAGTGGCGTTACGAACACTTCGCTGGAGAGCCGGCAAATGCTCTCCACATGATTGATCCTTTTCCTCTTCCATCTTATTGGCCTCGAGTCGCAGCAATTGACTGGGGTCATACAGCGATGACTTGGATTGGTTGGGCGGCTATCGCCCCAAACGGTCAAGTCTTTCTATATCGTCAGTATGGGCAGAAAAAATCGTAAAATTTCCGAGTGGTCGGCGGACTTTGTTCGACTATCTCAGGGCGAACTCATTGATTCGGTGGTTATCGATCCTTCTGCAAAGCGCAAGGAGGGGGATCAGAAATCGATCCTGGCGCAGTTCGAGGAGGTATTGAATCCACCTGGGGCGCAACAGAACTTCCGAATCAGTGTCGCAGACAATGATCGAGGTAAGCGGCAAGATGTTGATGCATGAGTTCTTGAGATGGAAGCCAAGACCTCCTCGCATCGTGCCGCAAGAGGGATTCAATATTGAACTCGGTGCGCGAATCTTCAGAATTCATGGCGAGAAAGCATTTCGAGAGTATGCCTCGATGTTCGAGCCAGAAAAGCCTGAGAGTAACATCCCGAAGCTCCAGGTTTTTCGAGACTCTCGACTCTACGTCGCCAAGGAATTGCAAGCTTTCGAGGACGTCATCCCGCTTTGTGTCTACGATGACGTCAAGACTGAGGATGTTCAGGAATTCGACGGTGATGATCCTTACGATGGGGGACGATACCTACTGAAAGAGGTCCACCGTTGGATCGAACAGTCAGTTACCGTCTCTGCTTCGCGAGAGAAAGTGAACACAGTCCTCGAATACTTGAATAATTCGGGGGATGTGACAGGTTTCTACCGTAGGATGGAGAAATTAGAGCGAGATCAGAGATTGGCCGACAGACCAGTCAAGCTATTTCACAAGAGACCAAGACGACGTAGAGGTTTTCATTATGGGATTCATTGATTTCTTCAGACCTTCATACAAACTACCTCAAGGTTGTGCAGGATGTGCGGCTCGCATGGCGCACATTGAGGATTTGCAGAATTTGCTCAAGTCAGAACGAGCAGGTAATGCGACTTTGCAGAGCATTCTGCTCCAGAACTCTCGTCTGAGTGTAGTGGCAACTCCTTCTGCTGAACAAGAGGAGATGAAACCGCTCAGACAGATGAATACAGCCCGGCAATTGAGGGCTCAGGCTGAGGATAGAGAGCGCGCCGCATTTCCGAACGCTCGAGCGGATTATTGGGCAAGAGTGAGAGACCAGCACGAATCAGCAGGTAAGCTACCTGTCAAGGAAGAGGTAGTCGAAGAGAAGAAAGATGCCTGAAGAATCCTGGGTAGACTACTTTCGTCGCATAACGACTCCGCGCATCCCGCAGATGCCGATGCAGTCTGTGCCATTTCCTCGCTCGTGGGATGAGCTTGGGACGAATGTAGAAAAGTCAGGTGTTCCGGACATCGCTCGTGGCCTTTACAATGACCCGATAGGCACGCTTGCAAGTGGCGCGAAAAAGTGGTGGGAAAATACGACTCTGCCTGGTCAGGTCATGCAGAAGGCATCGATTCCGACCGACATCGCAGCGCGCTCCCTTGAGGGTTACATAGACGATCCTACGCAGACTCCTCTGGGCGCGGTTGGTAGTGCGCTGAAGACTACCGACATGAATCGACCCATCGAGGAACTGAAAACTCCATCGTCTGTCCTTGAGCAGAAGGGGCTTTTCAACAAAGCCGACCCGATTTCTAAGGCTGCCGTCAAGCTTGGTATTGACGCCATTGCCGACCCTACTAATCTACTCCCTGTCGGTGAAGCTGTCAAAGTGGCGGCGCTCCCATTTGGAGCGTTCAAGAAAATTCACGGGATTAAGCAGCTTGCTCATGGTTCGCACGCAGGGAAATTTGAAACATCTAAGATGGTTCAGGAGGGATTCAACCAGAAAATACCAGACAAGTCTGACCTTCTTAATCGTTGGTTTCATTCCGCTCCTGTTACTCCAGAGGGATATGATAAAGCTATTGAGGCAGGTGACATACCTCATAGCTCAGTTTCCAAGAGTTTCGGTGATGTCACAGTTCCAGTAGATATCCATCCAGATAAGCTGGTCATGGACTGGACTAAACCCATTCCGTGGGAAGACGTTGATGCTGTCATTCAAGGTCTAGACCCGGTTCGGGACAAGGAAAAGATACGAGCAATTAAGGACAAGTTCAAGAAGCAGGCGAGGTATCTTCCTCAGCCGCAAGCTGCTTCTGAGCCTGGGCCTGTCAAGATTGCTGGCCTCCTGCCTGAAAGAGCTAAGGAAGCGCCACTCTGGGATTACGCCAATGATCCCGCGACAGGTAAGACCAAGAAAGTTGTCACCCAATCTACAGCAGGTGGTCCAGCTGAGCAGGAGAGGATTGCTGTCCAAAAGCTGGAACGTGAAATGACCCAAGGTCGGGTCTATGGTCGTGGTGGTGGAGCTGAGAAACACGGCTCAGCCGCTTTGCATCCTACGACCGACTTGCAGGTGAGAGGTAAGAACATCGCAGGTATCTACCATCATGATTTTGGTGGCGGTGAGAAGCCAGCGATGGCATCGCCCCCATCTGAAGTCATGGTGCAGGACCCGAAGTTCTGGCATCCAGATGTAAATTGGAAGCCTTTCAAGACCTTTGAGAATCAGCCGACTCCTATTGATAAGCCTGCCAAAGTCCCGCTCCCAATCGGGGCTGAGGGTAAGGGCGGGGTCATGATGCAATACCCGCGAGAGATTCCAATCGAGTCTATTGCTGTTGAGAATAGCATCGGCGGCTCGACCCGGCCTGCGGCTGGTAAGAACGCTGACGTAATCGAGAACATCAAGGTTACTCTCCAAAAGCATGGGCTTAATCCGAAGTATTATCTTTATAGCCCGGCACTTATGGAGAAGCATCCAGATGACATATTTAAAGAGGTCATCAAGACTCTGAAGTATGCCGGCGGTCCAGATACAGCGCAGGATGCTGCTCTAGATATCGAGAAAATTCAAAAGGGATTCAAGGGCGCGCCACTCAAGCTGGGAAAGAAGAGCAAGAGTATTCCGTTTGACCAAGACGTGATTGACAGTCTTGATGACGATCCTACTGGTGAGAAGGCTCACATACAATTTATAGCGAATAATTGGGACGATTTCAATACAGAGCAGAAAGGCTACTATCAACAACTCTATCCCGACATCTTCATATCGAAAGCCCCGGCTGGTAAGGTCAAGGCTAAGATGAAGGAGATGGCTCAGGGTAAGACTCCTGAGCCAATTGAAACTCATCTTAATGATATCAAGTCAGTTCTTGAATCCCATGATATCAATCCTGGTATCCTGGTAGACTACGGATTGACGAAAGCGGACATAGGTAAGTGGACTCCTGAGGAGCTTCATCAAGAAGTCATTGAAATTCTTCAGAACAATCTGAATCATGATCACGTTCCAGGAGCTCCAAAAGCGGCACAGGAGCTTTCCGAACTCTGGAAGATGAAGCAAGGTCCTAGGATTGAGATTACAGAACCACGAGCCAAAGACCCAGAAGATTACTGGATGGATGACATAGATATTTCGGATCCAAATCCTGCTCCCGGTGAGTGGGGCTCTACTTATCCTCCTCCGAATATGGGGAAAATGTCACATGGCATACCCCAAGTTCATGTTGATGACGTAAAGAAGATTCTCAAGAAGCATGGGCTTACAGGTTACGAGGAAATTCTTGAGGGATCAATTCAAGACTCCTCAGTAGATGAATTTCATAAAGGTGTAATCTCATTTCTCAACGCTGGTAATCCAAAGGAGTGGCCTGCAGCAGACGAGATTGAAAAGCTCTGGGAAAAGAAGCAGGCGATGCAGACTATCCTCGGAGCAAAGGGGAAGGCTTCCGACCCTGCTAAGCTTTGGGCCGAGATGTCTCCACAAGAGAAAATAACTCTGGCCGAAGTCAATCCTACGAAGTATCTTCAAATGTCGGATGCAGCTATCAAGGCTGCGCCTTTTGATAAACAGGTTCCTCTTCCTCCTGTGCCTCCGTATACTCCACCTTCACAGAAGATAGACGTCTTTAACCCGATAGGTGGTAAAACGATAAAGACGTTTAACAGTAAAGACGAGGCATTAGATTGGATTGAGTCACATCCAGATAAGGGAAGTTTGGATTGGGCAACGCACGACCCAAGTTATGAGGATGCTACTGAAAAAGAGGTCTATGAGAACAAGCTAAAAAATCTTCCTGTTGATCCGGTCAAACCGATTGAGGGAACAAACAAAGGACTCTTCCAGCTCAAGGACTCGAATCCAAATCTAACTGGAATTCATGAGAAGCAGATTTATACGGTAGGTGGTAAGGACTATATCTTCAAACCAACGAAGCATCCGTATGCTCCATATCAAGAGCTCACAGCAAACAACGTCGCAAAGTTAGCTGGATTGCCCTCACCGGACATGACAGTCGAAACGATGGGCAATAAGACTGGGACGATGCAGTCAGTCTTTGGTAACAAAACAGATTGGCCGACTCTGCGCGGCCCAAAGGCGCCAAAGCTGGAGAGTCTGACAGCCAGCCAACTCATGGATATTATCCGCAATCAGCCTGTCGACTGGCTTACAGCCAATCACGACGCTCATCGCGGACAGTGGCTCGTTACGCCGACCGGTATCATTGAAGTAGATCGAGGTCAGGCGTTCAAACATTGGGGTGAAGACTCCCTGGCTAAGGACTACAATCCAAACGCGAAGTTTGGTGAGGAACCTTCGATTTACATCGGAATTCAAAAGCTCTGGAAAGAAGGCAAGCTACCTCAATTATCTAAAGCAGATATTGATGAAGCTCTCATGGGGACTGTTACTAAGCTCCATGACAACAAAGGCTATGTCCGGAACGACCTGATGGAAGCTCTAGAGCGCGCCGGGAAAGACCACCTCAGAGAAGCAGCAGATGAGCGATTCAATAATTTGCTGCCGGACATGCGTGCGTTTTGGTACAATTAAATGGCAATCATCAACGAAGACGCCGAAGAACAGATTCTCCCAGATGAGCTGATGCGAGGTCTGTCTGCTCTCGTTGAGCAGATTGACCTACGGGACCAGTTCGCTCGGGATCGCTTGATGAAAGTCTACAAGCGTAACGAGTATTTTTGGGAAGGCATCCAGAACATCTACTTCTCCGAAGTCGCGCATGATTGGCGATACTTCGGTGCAGATGACGAGGAGAACTCGGACCCTTACGAGGAAGCAAATATTGAGGCCAAAGTCGTCAACATTTACAAAGCGCATGGTGAGATCATCATTGCAGCGATTTCTCAAAGTCTTCCTTCGACGAGGTTCTTTCCGAACGACGCGGACCAAGCCGCTGACATTTATACCGCACAGGCATTTTCACGACTCGCGGAGCTCATCAGAAAGCACAACAAAGCGCCGTTTCTCTTCATGAAGGCTATCGGGCTGCTCTACAATCAAGGCGTCATCGCAGCCTATACCTACAACGACCGTGATGAGAAATACGGGGTAGATAAGGTCGACCACTACAAAGACATCACAAAACAGATGGGCATTGACTACTGCCCCGATTGTGGTGCAGAGTTAGCTGTTCACCCGATGAACAGCCCGGAGGAACCGGCGTCGGGGTTGCCATTGGCTCCGGCGCCGGGACCGTCGGCTCCGATGGAGGGCATGCCCCCTGCGATGCCAGAGGGTCCTCCTCCGATGCAAGGTATGCCTCCCGAGATGCCCCTGCCTCCAGACATGGAGCAGATGCCGGGTGAGGAGTTCCCTGCTCCACTTCCATTGCCGATGAGTCCTGAGCAGCAAACTATGCCGCCTCAGGATATGGCGATGTGTCCTAACTGTGGACCTGTATCGCCATTCTCGGACATGCAAGAGGAGCAGGAAACTGTTCTGGACTTCACCGAAGTCATCCCGAAGTGCAGGCAGATCATTGAGCTTTACGGAGGAACGAACGTCCAGATTGCGCCACGCGCCAAGACCCTGACTCAGTCGGGTTACTTGATCCTCAACGACGAGCACGATGTCGCTGAGATGCAGGATCGCTTCCCTCATATCGCGCACAAGATTTCAGCTACGGCTGATAGCGAGCGATACGATCGGTGGGCGCGCTCCCCAAGTATCGTCCAGTCAGATGACGACGCTGAAATTTGCACTTGCAGGCAGGTCTGGCTGCGACCCTGGATGTTCAACAAGCTGGGCAAAGCCGATGACGAAACTGTCATGGCTCTGCGCGATAAATTTCCAAGCGGAATCCGAGCCATCTACATCAATGACGTCCTAGCGGAAGTCAACGATGAGGACATGGACGAGTTTTGGACCGTCTCTGTTGACCCAATTCTGGATCGAGTTCACGGACAGCCTCATGCTAATCCGATGATTCCGATTCAGGAAATGACGAATGAGCTCTTCCAGCTGACTATCGAGACCATTCGGCATGGAATTCCAGAGACGTTCGTAGATTCATCCATCATCGATTTGCAGAAATACGCGAGACAGGAAGTCAGTCCTGGATCGATGTATCCTGTCAAAGCTCCCGTTGGAGGTAACATTGGAGCTGCCTTCTACACCAACAAAGCTGCAATGTTGTCTCGCGAACACAAAGAGTTCGCTGATGACCTGCAAGTCGCTGGGCAATTTGTGCTTGGTACAGTACCATCTGTCTACGGTGGATCGCAACAGGGAGGGTCTGATACCGCAGCAGAATACAGCATGTCTAGAGCGCAAGCCCTTCAGCGTTTGCAGATTATCTACAAGATGATCTCATTCTTCTGGACTGAGCTTGAGAGCAAGGCGGTCAAAATCTACGCCAAGAATATGAAGACTGACGAGAAAATCGTCAAGTCCCAAGGCAAAAATTCATACGTCAACGTCTGGATTCGCAAGGCTGAGATGACTGGTGAAGTCGGACAGGTCGAGCCAGAATTGAGCGAGCAGTTCCCTCTGGCGTGGGCTCAGAAGCGCGATATCATGATGCGCCTCTTGGAGCTCAATTCGGATGCCATCAATGAGGCTCTGTTCCATCCGGAGAATCGTCAGGTAGTTTCGGAGCTTGTTGGTATTCCTGAGCTTACCGTGCCGGGCAATGCTGACAGGACCAAACAACTCTACGAGATCTACGAGCTACTCAATGCTGAGCCTCAGCAGATCGGAGTCAACCCGCTCGATGGCACGCCAATGCTACAGCCTACTGTGCCGGTGGAGCAAGAGGTTGATGAGCATCAGGTTCATATCGCGGTTATTAAAGAGTGGTGCGTTTCTGAGATCGGCATGGACCAGAAGATGACGAATCCTCCTGGTTACATGAACGTCATTGCGCACTTGCAAGCGCACGTCGAGATCAATCAGCAACAGATGATGCAGCAAGCTCTCGCATCTGCCGTTCCTGAGCGCGCCGAAAAAGGTAAGCCAAGTCCGCCAAAAGGTAAAGATACTGAATCGATTCCAGCACCACGAGGAGTAGCCAATGCTTAGGTCATTTCCAATCTTCTTCTCCCCTGATACTTTCGGTGGGCCAAGTAACGGTCAGTCCGACATGGACATCCTCAACGCTCCTGACGAGCCAGCTGAAGGCGAGAAGCCTGAAGCAAAGGAAGTCGAGATTGAGCCTGAAAAGGAAGAGAAGGTTCTCTCAGACGCAGAACTAGGGGATGTCACGTTTGACGATGAAGAAGAACCAGCGAAGCCAGAAGTCAAGGAAGAAGAGCCAGAGCCCGCAGAAGCGGCAGAAGACGCCGAAGTCCCAGCAGGCCAGCTCAGATTCAAGGATATTAAAGCCAAGTATCCTAACATTTTCAAGGAACTCCCACAGCTCGCACAAGCTATCAGAAATGATAGAGCGTATGGAGAGGTATTTGCGAGTCCTGAGGATGCCCAAGAAGCGGCTCAAAGAGCGAGCTACTTCAACAAAATCGAGAACTCGCTAGCGAGCGGTTCTCCGGTAGAGCTACTCACTGATCTCGAAGCAGGAAATGCTGAGGCATACAAGAAAGTCGTCCGGAATTTCCTGCCTGCGATCAAAGAGAAGTCGATGGAGATGTATGCCGAGATCACACTCCCGGCCATCAACGATGTTTTACGAAGTGCGGTTCGTGATGCGGAAGGGTCCGAGAACGTCAACCTCCGTAACGCAGCTTTGCACATCGCAAAGTATCTCTACGGTAAGCCAGAGATACCAAATGCTGAAGGCAAGAAGCAAGAGCCGCATCCTGAGGAAGAGAAACTCAAGAACGAGCGGCAAGCCTTCTGGCAAGAAAAAGCTAACGACTTCTCGAATGAGTGTTATTCGGAAGGTCGGGAAGCTACCCTCGCGGAAATTGCGAAGGGTATCGACGATGATAAATCGACTTCTCCTTTTCTGAAGAAGACGTTGAAGGAAGCCATCTTTAACGAGGTTGACGCACAACTCGGTAAAGATGCGCGCCACCTTCGTCAAATTAACGTATTGTGGCGCAAAGCCGAGTCGACTGGGTTTCCCAAAGAGGTACGCAGAGAGATCATCAACGCCTATCTGCGAGGCGCTAAAGCCTTGATTCCCAGTGTTCGACAGAAGCTGCGTGCTGAGGCTGGTATTGGCGTAGTTCAGCCAAATGGTCAGCCGAAACAAGAGCAACCGACTCCCAAGCGAACTAACATTCCCGCGTCTGGTCGGAGCGCTACAGGTCAGGCCGCTAAAATCCCGTCGGCCCGGGACGTGAACTGGAGCAAAACCTCTGACATGGACTTCCTGAATGGAAGGTATACGCCGAAGAGAAGACAGTAGGAGTTACCTGACATGGCGATGGACGAAACACAGGTAGCTGCCGTAGAACTGGAGAAAGTCCGAAAGAAGATTCCGGTTCTTTTCGACAAGGAAGACACGTTCTTCTCCCAAATCGAAAAGGGCGAGGTCGAAGTGATTTCAAACCGGGATATGCGTATCCCGCTCGAAATCAGACCTGGCGGACGCTTCGGACACTTCGATCCTGCTGGCGGCGATCTCGGACGCGGCGAAGGACCGGGCTACGAGAAGGCAATCATCAATACGGTCCACCTGCGCCACGCGATTGAGTGGCACAAGAAGACGGAATGGGCGACGGACGACGCTCGCAAGGCTGTCGTTCAGACCGTCAAAAAGCTGCTCGCATCGGGTATGACGGAGTTCCGTCGTGCCGTTGATGCGCTCGCAGTTTCATCGGATGGCACTGGCACGCTCGGAGTAGTTTCTGGATACTCCACGGCTGGTGGCAAGGACACGCTCACGTGCGCGTCGGACGGTTACGGCGTGCGCTTGATGCGCTACGGGCAGATGCTGTCGTTGTACGATACGACGTTGGCCGTCCGCAAGCCCTTCGCGGGTGCTGCGACGATCAACGGTGAAGCACCCATCGACATTCACGACCTGCAAAACAAGCTGGTCAGATTGAATGGCGCTGCGACGACCCCGGCGGTTGGCGACAAGCTCGTTGTTTCGGGCCTGTCTGCTACGCCTCCGACGTCGTTGTTCGGTGTGCCGTATCACATCTCGAACGCATCGACTGGCGCATGGCAGGGACTTGACAGAGCGCTGTTCCCGGAGATTCGGTCGAATCGAGTCAACGCGAACAACACTCCTCTGGCACTTCCCTACGCGCGTGTCGCGCTCAACAAGGTTGGTGACCGACTCGGTTCCAGCTTTGACGTTGGCGTCCAGGCTTGGATGCACCCTGCTCAAGTTCAGGCGTATGAGGAGCTGGGTCAGCTGGTCATGGTCGTCAACAAGGAAGCAAGAAAGCAGAACCTCGATCTCTACTTCGGAGATGGAGAGGGCTGGACTCTTGCTGGTGCGCCCATCCGCAAGCACTTCTCGTGGGACAAGAGACGGATTGACTTCCTCGCGATGAGCACGTTCGGTCGCGCGGAAATGCATCCCATCTCGTTCTACGAGGTGGACGGTCGGAAGATTTTCGAAATTCGTGGTGCCTCTGGTGGCGTCGCGGCTTCGCAGATTTTCTACGTGACCGGTTCCTTCAACATCTACAACACGAACCCGGCAGCGAGTTCGTACATCGACAACTTGGCCGTCCCAACCGGCTACTAAGGAGTAGGGGGAGGTCGAGAGGCCTCCCCCATTTTAACATGGACAAAGTCGAATTAGAACGTATCAATCGTGAGCTTGAGCTAAAGTGGGGTGGTAGACCTCGATACCGAGTGGTCTTTGCCAACGACCAAATCGAGGTTCGTGAGAGAGTAGATCATCATGGGCATCATGAGGTAGCAAGGTTACTGAAGTATTACAATTGTCATGATTGCTACATCCTCGAGATGGACGTGCAGAGATACGGAGCGCCACCGGCAATCAGAGACTGGAACGGCTACGAGATGATTTGGCCGTTCAAGAAGCCTGGGACTAACGAGCCGATTGATCCGAATCTTAAGGTGTGCATGTTCATTACTCAGAGTCTAGAGACTAATCCAAAGAAAACTGCTAAAGACTACTTCGACATGGAGAAGAAAGAATTCGATGCCGAAGTCCAACAAAACTTTGAGATGCTCAGTGAGGATGATTAGATGCCTTCAAATCTTGGAACAGTAGCAACAATTGTTTCTCTCTTTCCTTTCGACGTGTTCGAGAGGAAACCATTGATTCCCAGTATCTATCGTGTCGCCGCCTCCAAAGAGGAAGGCAAACCGGAGATACTGATTGTTCAAGAGGGACGTTTCTACGTCTACCTCGACGAATACCGCGGCTCAATGACAATCAGGACGCCTGCACTAACGATTGCTGAATCGGTCGTGCGCGACTTTCTTGACGGCCAATTCGTGCTGGACGTCGATGCGCGCCCCGCAATCTGGACCGTCCCTGGCGAATGGAGCAAAGCGGAGATTCTCTCAGACGCGACTCAGAAAGAGCGCATCGCAGAAGAGAGTCGAGTCCAGCTCAACTGGTTCAAACGCCTTGTCCTGATTGCCGACGATGAGTGGGGCAAGTTCCACCAGCATCGCATGATCTCTGACATGCAGCGCGTAGCGGGAAAGCGTCTGCGTCTCAATCGTGAGTGGATGGTTGAGATGACGCCAGAGAATCTCATCGATTGCCCCGGCTGTGGCGTGACCTTGCACAAGAAGGTCGCGGTCTGCCGCGAGTGCGGATGCGTCATTGACCCTGTGAAATACAAGTCTTTGCAGTTCGTTTCGGACGCAAAGCATCTTGAACCAACGAGGTAAGTCATGCTCGCCAGCGAGATAATGGACGAAGCTGCGGCGTTGATGAACGACTCGCAGAAGTTTACGTGGGGGTATACTGAGCTCCTGCCGTATCTACGTCGTGCATATGCGACGATGGAGCTTCATTTCTTTCTCAATGGCGTGCGCGAACTGAAGGAGATTTCCGCCAATGTCGCGGTGCTCGCAGACGCGAAACAAATCATTCCTCCAACCGACTTCGTTCAACCGATTTCGATTGAGGAGCGACCTTACTTGAGCTCTGACTCCTTTTCGCCCATGCACGAATCCGAGTGGGGAGGAGACCTCAAGAGCGATGATATTCAGTATTGGGTCTTTCGAGAAGGAGAGCTCAACATCAATCCTCCGAGAACAGACCGTGAGGTCAGACTTCGATATCGTAAGAGCTTCCTACCGATTACGAGTGAGAGAAACGAACATTACAGTCCTGCTTCTCCAAGCCGTTATCTGTCAGCCGAAGACTGCTGCAAATGCGGTCAGCTTTCGGTGCAGCAAACCGCGGAGAGAGCAGGGACATCCTCACACTCCGAGCAAGCAGCTGTCTCGATATGTTGATCAGGTGCATGAGATCAGAAACCAACAAGGAATCAAGTATCGTCGTAGACCTTACGGGCGAGACGACGTGCAGGGAGGTTGTAATGCCGCAGTATCCTGGAAGAATGAGAAACGTTACGGCGATGCAAAAGGGCGCAAGCCGAAGCATTTCCAATTATGGTTCATCGTCGATTGACAGCAGCGGAGCTCAATGCTGGCGTCGATTTGCTCCAAGCTGCGCGCCGGTTCAAGATATCGACTGATTGATGCGAGCTTCATTGCAGTCGGTGGCAACGTACGCTGGCGCGACGGACGTTCGTATCACAGGCGTGCAGGGGTGGCGCGACGGTACAGCTTGTCACCCGCTGTTATCGCTGGCTTGACTCGTGGCAAGAATGGCCCCGACCTTGGCGAACGACACCCAGACACTGGCCATCCTCCTCAACGACGGTCGTGCCTCGCATCAACCGACCGATTGCTGGCACACCCATCCGAGTCGTAAAGACGGCTGCGGCCACACTCACGGGTGCTCACACACGTCGACGTCATCGCCAATTTTCCTGCTGGAAGGGCTAATGATCGAGAACCACGTTCCAATACCGATTACGACCCTTTAATGGTCTATGGGACCGTGGTCCTGACGAGGGCTATTCCTCTCGAATCATTTTGCACTGGCTTCAGAACCTCAAATTCAAGCCAGCTTCATTCTATACCAGAGAAGGTTCTATTCTGGTACGTAGTTTGCGGAGCAGTCCTCCGCTTTCCACGTTTACAAGATTAACAGGTCAGGCTTCTCGCCTCTCATCCTTCTTAACAACAATTCAATCTACGATTCAGTCAACATGGGAGTGCCCATCTTGACTATCCCTGGAATGATAGACTTTTCCATGGAGGACTTTCTTTGACCGGGCATACATCACCCCGCATAACGGGACGACTGGCTTGCCTGGTCAATACATTCACTACTACACTGGTTCAGGAGTAGCGAGAATTGCCGGTGAAGTGGTACCGGCACTGGTGCGATAACTGGCGTTGAGGGTTCTCTACGGGAAACTTCGACCGCGGGACGACATGCCTGGGCAGTCCGCTTTTGAGACTGCTTCAGGCTACGTCACTCCGTTCGGTGCCTATGGTGTAATCTGCTGTGACGACGGCAGGTATGAAATCGTTTAATCTGGTCTAACATCCCTACTGGTCCTGCTGGCACGATTGCCCAGAGTTCTGATGGGGACGAAGATGTCGAAGAAGGCTGGAAATAGCGACTATGCTAATCAAGAGTGGTTCATCATCCCGAACGGACGCATCGCGGATAACCACAACAGTTAAAACAGTTAGCTATTTCGACGCTGACCTCCACCGACCAAGCAGACTATATCCTTGAGCAGCTATCCGCCTATCCCTGCCGGAGTTGGGATTACCTCGTATCAAGGAAGCATTGGTGTGTGGGGGAGGACGCGAACCAATCGACTGTCAGAGTCTCCCGAGCTGGACAACCCGAGTCCTTCAATTCCGTTGAGGGCTTTCTCCAGTCGAGCCGACGAACGGTGGAGGAGTTAGAAACTGCGTAGAGTTTCGCTCATCCCTCTACATCCTGAAAGCTCAGAGATGTTACGCTACGCAGGCGACGGACCAAGAGGGCGCTGTTCTGAGCTGTCCTCTACTCGATGGTTCGGCAGGGACAGAATGCCACGGTGTTGGTAAAATTTTCGAGCGGAACTCAACACCGTAGACAAATACCCTCATAGCCTCACGACGGGGCCTTCTCCTTTTCACAGGTACACTTCTCTGAGGAAATGACTTGGAAAGTAAACGATATCTGGAAAAGGATTCACAAAGACTCATTTTCATCGAGTGCAGGTAGCGGTAGATGCAGACTCTCATTTCGTCTACGTCTACCCTGCCTCTTGATGGCTCGCTTGTAACAAAAGCACTGCTCTTTGGGGACTATACTGAGGGCTGGACTCATGCGAAAATTAAGTGGTCTCTCATGGAGCTTCCCGCACAATCCGTATCGATTGCACTTGATGTCGATGACGTTATCAAAGGCGGTTATCTTCAGATATGCAAGGCAAGACCAAAACATTTACAAGCTGGTTGCTGATTGTTAGAAACGATTACGACGCTGTTCTCATTAGTGTGTTTGACGACTGGTCAGCTTCCAACAGACTCTAAGGGTGAGGTCTTCCATCATGGTGGAGTACGCTTCAGAATCTATGGTGAGGGAAATCTCGACTCTGGTAATCACCTGTCTAGATGGTGCTCAGGTTTTCAACCTCTCATGCAATTTCGTTGCAGCTACGCCTGGTGTCTATCACCTTAGGACCTTTAACGCACAGAGTGAGAAGATTACGGTCCGGGGTGTTCTCAATAACATTAACCGTATATGACTGTTACTAAGATTTGGGTACTTCGTCAGACAGCTTTGGCCTCACTAGGCCGCAATGACCGATCTTGTTTGGAGAAGGTCCCACAGCGGGACTCACGAATTGATTCCTTAGGGAATGACGAACGCTCTGTTCTCATCCTCAAGGACATACTCCGCGAACTCAACAAGGACATTACTTCGATAAGCACGGCTATTGAGCCGATTCTAGAGCCCCCTGTAATTCCTACTCACGGTGGTGGTATTGGGACAGTTCCAGCACCTACAGACCTTCAAGCTCAAGTTCTCCCTCTCAGTATTCTTTTAATGTGGAGTTCTCCAGAGCTTCAGCTCGACTGTATGAAATTCGCCGTAATCTAGTTCTCGATTGGAATACAGCGTCATTATGTTACTCGCACGCCATCTCTCAGTGTCAACCTGGCACCCCATCAAATCAGGAGGATACTATTTCCTAATCAAGACACTTGATAGCTTGAGTAACATATTCTCCAGATTATGACTCTGTTCCTGTCACAATTTACAACCCCAATACACCGACCATTACGCTATCGGTTATAGACAATAATACGTCCTGTTGGGCTGGAACAATCCGATGACACTTTCAACATAGACTTCTATAGAGTCTATAAGAACGGGTCAGTTCTCGGTACGATTCGCGCGACCTTTACTTCAATTTTTGAAAACAATCGCTGCGCTCTATACTTCATGGACATAGAAGCCGTAGATATCCGCGGGAAATGTCGGTGGCAAAGGAACAGTCACAGCTCAGGGTCAACACCGCCACCTGACTTGTTCTTGGGACCAAAGAGTTATCTGGTCTCAATGGAACAAGAGTCATGTTCTTCGCCAGCCGTATCTTCCGAGCTTTGCTCGCTTGTATCTCAACCAGAGACTTGGGCACAGCATTTCTCGACTCGTAGCTGGGCTAAACATTCAAGCTCAGCTAACTGCTGGCTATCCGCTCTACATACAGCCGACTGTCTTGACTGGTTCGTATGAAGAAGTCATTAGACTACGGCACAGCGATTCAGAACGTAATTGTTACGATTACCTATCAAGTTACACAGATAGTGCCGCAGGTTAAGGTCCTTATTCAAGATGGCATTTTCATACGGACGGTATTGCTTATACACTATTTACGCCGGAGCATCACAATTTGCTCAAAACTTCAACGATACCTCAAGTTTCGACTTGAGTTTACTGGCTTGAGTGACAAGGCTCTTGCTAGAATACGCCTTTCGTGATCGATAACCATCGACGTCAAGCGAGAGATAGATTCTGGAGAGATTATTGCGTCCGCTGGAGATGTCGGTGGAACGCAAGTAATGTTTAACAAAACCTTCAAGGACATAGATTCGATACCTGCACAGCAGATGCTATCGAGCCTATCGACGCCTCATCTACGCTTTTGATGACGTTCCTGACCCTACTTACTTTTTTGTCTTGCGCTTGATACCACAGGAAATAGCAGTGACGTATCTCATCTACCTGGAAGGGCGCGGGATAGTCTAATGTGGGAGCGTTGGAATCAGTCAACCAAGATATCGAGAAGAGCACCGATAATGGTGGCTCATGGACTCTCTTGGATTGGAATGCCAGCATCATTACTCAGGGAGTAATTGATCCTGCGCGCCTGCCTCCTGCTGGTGGACTTGGTGACGTAGTTGGTCCTGCTGGTGCCACTGATGATACCGTAGCTTTATTCAGTGGCACGACAGGTTAAACTCATCAAGGGCTCGACATTATTTTTTTACGTCCGCGGGTCTGATACTTAGTTTTGGAGCTAAAAACAGCAGCAGTTCCTGCACTACGACCAAAATGGTGCCACGCTCGAAGCTGTATTAGGCAATCAAGCAAATTATGCGGATTTTCGATGTCTTAGTTTGTTTTACTAATTACTAATGTTGATACCACCGGCTATTACAGGTTTACCGTTTGCTTAATTATACAGTTGTCTGGTCTACGACTGGAACTCAGCCAGTTTATCGGTAATGGAGCGCTCATTGGACGCTACCTACGGATATTGGACCTCTCTGCTTCGTTCGCATCAGACTTTACGTCGGTACTACTACGACGTTCGGCACAGGTGCGTTTATGTTCTCGGTTCCTCTTACGATGAATCAAGCTGGTGGCACCGATGCTTGACGCTCACGGCTCGGATGCCAGTGACGGAGCAGCGGCTTATCGTGGCATGGCACGCTTTGACAACGCGAATCGAGTCACTATATTTCAGCAACTTCTACCACTCCGAAATTGCCCGTGATGGGTACTGGCACTTACTCATCACGCAATGGCGAGTACTGACGATTAAACATACTGGGGCATTTATGAGGTTGGGTAAATTATGGAGCAGCCGATTACTCTCGAAGAGTCTACCTCTTACTTGTGAAAAAAGACGTATTGATTTTCAGACTTGGAAGTCAATTAATAAGTTAGCTAATGACGAAGGCTGGATAGAATAGAAGAACAGCTTGTCGCCGAGTTAAAGGGAAGCTAGAGGAAATTCATGGCAAAATCGGCAAGGCCAACGAACACCTCACCATATTCATACCGTCCTGGACATTGATCAAGCGATGCGGCGGACCGCGGCGACTCTGTTCGTCGCGACACCGACCAACCATTCCCCTGAACTCAATCCGGTGGAATCGGACCACAAAGATATTTGAAAGAGTGGGACGGCACGACCTGGATTGCACAAGTTATCGAATTCCGGGTGTGGGACAGGAGCTGCTCTGCCTGGAGGATATCGCGTCAAGCCTGGGTTTGGCACGATGTGTCTGTCCAAAACGCCAATTGCTGTTGCTATCACAGGAGGAAGTGCGTCGGCGCTCAATCTGGCAAATTGCACGCACTCTGGAACATTCACGGCTAACGCTACACCTGGGCATTGGGACCCTGAGTGTCTTAGGTAATGGAAGCTGGACTGCACAATTCTTTGCACCCAGCTGGATTCAAAACGGCACGCCTCATATATGGCAATGATGGTGTTACAGTGCAAGTCATGCACGCTGTGAGCTCTGTTGTTGGCTTCATGGTTTACGGCAACATGCAGGCTCGTTTTCCAAATCGCATGGGCTATCCCGGCGGGCGTCGATTTGTGGTGCAACATTCTAAATGGCGAAGTCTCCTGGTTCACTTTGGGTAGTAGGAGCGTCGCTCAGGTATGTTTCTGAGACATGGCAAGGAAGTGGTCTATCCAGGGAGATATGTTAAGGACCTCCCTCACCCTTATCTGTTCCTGGTTTCCCTTTGGATTCAAGGTAATAATATCTTTTCGTAAATCAGGCAGGTAGTACGTCCTTAAAGTGCCACATAATTGGACTGGTGGATATCCTGCTGGCGTTAACAAAGGTATAGCTCAATTTGGGTAGAAGGAGAATTTCTCCGCTGGCTCGAAGCAACGGGCGGGGAAATGTGGTGTCATCAAGACCAGCATGGTGACGCTATTGCGCATATAGATACAGCTCACGTAGACTCTCACTCAGATAGTCATAACGATACTGCGGACATGGTGATACTCATAACGACGTAGCTCACAGCGATACATCTCATAGTGATTCACATACTAATACGGCTCATAGTGATTCACCATGGAGACGTGGAACATACAGACGGTCAACACACTGAATTACCACTTGACACTGGTATATCTCATTATGATGGAGCGGCCACTCCGACACTCCCATCAAGACTATCACACTGACGTTGAACATTACGACGGACATACAGATACACATAACGCATGGCTATGTAGCGCACATAGACAGGCCCGCACACATAGTGACTCACACGGAGATTCAGCGCACGTTGACTCACACAAAGCGATTAGAGCACACGTAGATAAAGCTCATAGTATACTCAATACCGACTCGGCTCATGGTGACTCTCACTCAGACGTAGCACATCAAGACGTCGCTCACGGCGATCACAACGATTGCAACAACTGGTGGGCATGTTGACAACCCGACATTGATTGGAACATAGATGACTGTTGAATATCTCCCCGTCGGTATTGCGTGTAACCTGAAGTGCGAGTATTGCTATCAGGACTCAATGCGCGATGCTGGCAATATCAATACTCCTCGGAATTGGTACGAGGTCGAAAGCCCAGATGAGAATGGGTCAGCCCTTTACTGTCTTGGTGGAGAACTCTGCTTGCGCCTATTGATCATCTTCATGAAGTCTGGCCTTCGGCCTCAGTCGTTTTGGTAGTAACGGTATTCAGACGAATGGTGTCTTGATTACTGACGAACATATTGCAATGTTTGAGAAATACAACGTAGGAGTAGGCATCTCCATCGATTGGTCCGGGTGGCTTAACGAGCGCGCGTCAAAGACAATGAGGAAACAGAGAAGACTTTGCTTGCTATCAGAAAACATTTGCGAGGCAGGTCGCGCACCATCACTCATCGTGACGATTCATAACAAGAACGGGACGAGAGTCCCAGAGCTTCTTGATTGGTTTCTAGCTCTTAGAGGTCAAGGAGTCCAGTATTTGAACCTCCACAATCTAGAGGTTGAGAAAGGCATGCCCAATCTTACCATCCCTGAGGAGAGGAGATTCAGGCTTTTTCAGCATCTATGAATGGTCCAAAGGTTCAGGCATGTATGTCGAGCCTTTACTGATATCGTGAAACTCCTTACGGAGGAAGACCCACAGGTAAATTGCACTTGGAATCATTGCGACCCAATGACAACCAATGCTGTACAGGGAATCAATCCTGATGGGTCGCGCTCCACATTGCGGTAGACTAATAAGGATGGTATCAATTGGGTAAAGTCTGACCAGCCTGGTTTTCGAGAGATACCTTATTCTGCATCAAACTCCTCAAGAATTTGGAGGGTGTCAGGGTTGAAAATACTTTGCACATTGCAAAGGACAATGTCCCGGCACAGCCATTGATGGTGATTGGCGTAATAAGACCATCCATTGCAAGCTCTGGTATTCACTTTTTTCGCACATCGAGAATGACCTTCGTGCATCGCGGGACAACGAATTCTCATTCCGACAATAAAGAGGCCAAGCCGCTCGCAACGTGGCGTGGAAATCACGGTGACTCCCAACATGGCGATACTCCGCATGGTGACAGTCATGGGGACCATACAGATTACGGAATTCGTGCTACATTTTCTAGAGAAGGCTCCAGATGCAACGACTTAATGTATCAATTCCAGAGTTTACTCGTACTGCTTGGGTGTCAGAGTCAGCTCGACAGGCTTGGGTAGTTATAAGATAGCTGCGATTAACTCAGCTGGTTCGAGATAGAACGAAGCTCTGTCGCTATGGGAGTACGACCTGGTGGGCTTACAGAGCATCGAGCCTGATAATCTGGTCCGCTTCCAACAATGGTGCGCGGATCAATCGTTGGGTATGGTCATCGTCGGACAGGAAGGGGTATCGCCAGTCTATGGTAATGCCGCAGTTCCTGTCACGCCTGGCAAGGCATGGACGTATCGAGTCTACTTTGGTAAAGACCCGGTAGGTTTTTGCTAATGCTTGGGGGAAGGACGAACTAGAGATTGGGAAAGCTCTTGGCTATCCACCTTGCTGCTCTATCTTCTTTAACTGGAACTGGAAGCAACAGGGATTGGCGCGACCTAGTCTACCCATGATGCAAGGTCAGGATTAGGATAACTGGACCGCATACTTTAGCACATTCTTTTGAGGCAATATTGGAGTGCGCGCCACATTTCATCTACCTTGTTCTTTCCGATTGCCCACTTTCGGATATGACACAGCTAAGCGTATCCTGGCGCACGGATCGAAGCAACAGGATTTGCGGAGGAGATGCTTTGGATTGAGGAGATGCTTAATTGGCCTATTCGATGGTCCTCCTTGCATGGGGTGACTATTGTAACGACGCCGATTATGAAATCGTTTCCTCTTCAGACGCTCTTTCTACAGCTGTAGTCTATGATAGAGAAGGTCCCAGTCTATCCAGACGAAGGTGCAACTGGGGTCGATTTTCCGTTTCGTATGGTGAGCCAATGGCTCTCAAGGGAATCGAAGATACCTGGACGGATAATGGATTCTCAAGTCTCTTTGCCATGCGCCACTCGCATGACTCGATTCTCAATGCGATTGGTCCAATTCCTCTTGGCAAGGAAGGGTCTTGGATTTGGGTTGTGGAAATGGAGCGCAATCAAGCGAATTCAAGGAAGTGACCCTGACATCAAACCAATGGGTGTAGAGATTGACGAAGCCAAGTGTAGTAAAGCCTCGCTCTTGGGCTTTGATATCTTTGGTCTGATATCGTGCGCACTGATTCCTACTTGTGCTGACATACCTCATGTTATCTGGTCTCTATCAATCGACTCATGGAGCTAAATGCTACGCTCTTTCTCAGTAAGCTCAGCAAGCATACAAGTTCCTAGTCGTCTATGGGTATCAGG